TATAGATTTAATTCCTAATGTAGAAAACTTTGCAGAAGATATTGGAAAAGCACCTGACATTAAATTATATTTCTACTTCCTCTTTCATTAACTGCATTATTAATTAATTGAGTTATAGTGCCTCTTGATTTTAATAATAGTTCATCAAAGCCACTAGCATCAACTGTATTTATATTAAAATTAACTGTAGTGCTTCCTGTATTATTACCTCTGGCAGATTGTAATATTTGTCCTGTTTGATTTGGTTTAAATATTTCTGCACCACGTTCTCCTACCATGTAAGATTGTCCTTTTGCTACAGCACCACCACTTGCTCTAGGTGGGCCAGTTGGGCCAGTAGAATAAGTGGCACCACCACCACCACCAAATAATGCAAGAATTGCACGAAGGGTAATTTCTTTTTTTAGTTCTTTATTTTGTTGTTTAAGTGCTGTTAGTTTTTTATCTTCTGCGAGAACTATATCTCCAAGTAAAATTTTTTCTATGGACAATAAAGCAAATCTTTCTATCATTTTAGCTAATACATCTACCATTATATTTTGAGCAAATTCTTTAAAGGATAAATTTAAAGATTTCCCCATGACCACAGATTCCGCAAATAATCTTGAAAAAGAAGAAACTGAAGAATTAAGTAAATTAAATATTTCTGATGATAAAGAATATTCTTTGTTTTGTAATTTTAATTTTTCGAGGACTTGATCGTGTAATTTTATTTGTTCTGATAGTCCTGAATTTTGCATTTCATGTTTATCTCTAAAAAAGTTTTTAAAAGGGTTTACTTTTTCTTCTTCTAAATTATTACCATTAGATATTCCTAATTTTTTTCTACCTACTGTGCCTGTATTTTTGTCAGGTTCTTTTACATATTGATTAGAAATACGAGATTCTTTCATTAGTAAATCTTTTTCAATTTTATCTAAGTCCAATTTCATTTTCATCACTTTTGCACCTACTGTAGCTACGAATAGATTTGATGGGCCACCTAATAAATCAAATACAGTTTTTGGTAAATTTCTATCTTTAGACATTTCATCTAATGCTTTTGATAAATCCATTATTTGACCTGTTAAAAATCCAGATGCACCAGTAACTTCATTAATTTGTCCAACTAAATTTAAAAAACTATTTCCTAAATTTGTAAATGCTTCACCCATTGTTTTAACTACTGCATTATTTAATTTATCTATTGATTCGGTAGATTTTGTTATTGTTTCAAATAATATATCTCCAGTAATTTTACCTGCTTTAGCCATTTTTTGTAATTGTTCTTTACTCACTCCCAATGAATCAGATAATAAATCTAATAACGCAGGTAAACTTTTAGTTAGGGCTTTGAAATCACTTGCTTGTAATTCGCCCAAAGTAAAAGCATATGCTAATCGTTGTATAGCATTACTTGCACTATCAGCACTAACACCAGAAACTCTAATTAATTTATTTATATTTTCTGTTAGTTGTAAAAGTTCTGT